CAACAATTACAGTTACAGATGAAAGAACAGTGACCACTGGTGGATCAATTGATTTAGGTAGTAGCTCTATTCTTACTCCACGTGAGCGCGCCGAGGGCGGCAGGAACGAAGGCGGGGGCGATCCCATTGCACAATCATTTGTTGTCGATCCTGGTGGTGCATTTAAAATAAACACTAGCGGAATATTTGTAACTCAAGTTGATCTATATTTCTCAACTAAAGATTCTTCTTTGCCTGTTACCATAGAAATTAGAGAAATTGATCCAGCAAGTGGATTAGTTACAGATAAACTAATTCCATTTAGTAGAACAGTTGTTTCTCCTTCATTAATAAATGTAAGTAGTGATGGTACTAAACCAACTCCTATCTTTTTTCCGTCGCCAGTATATTTGGAAACAGCAAAACAATATGCGATTATGATCATTCCTGCTGCAAATTCGCCAAATTATAGAGTTTATACTGCTCGTCTTGGTGACATTGATTTGGTTACAAAAAATAAAGTAACTTCACAACCAGCAGCTGGAATATTGTTTATCTCAGCGAATGATAGAGCATTTTCTGCTGTTCAAGAAGAAGATTTGAAGTTTACTTTGTATGCTGCAAAATTTACGACCTCTTCAACAGGTAATGCGATTGTAAAAAATGAAAATCGTGATTACTTTGTTATCACCGATCAAGCATCAGGAGCATTACGCACCATAGGTGAAACTGTTCATGGTGAAACTTTGCTTGTAGGAACATTCGCTAATACTAAAACTTTAAGCGTGGCAAATGGTACTACTTTCGCACAAGGTATGACATCAGGTGCTACAGGTACAATAACTTCATTCGCGGCATCAGCCGTTCGTGTTCGCAATGTTTCATTAACTGCTAAGTTTAAAGGTGGAGAAGCGATTCGTGTTAGAACGAATAACGTAACAACAGGTGGAATTGTTGGTAATTCAACTGGTGGCATTACATCTGCAACCACACCTACGGGTCGTGTGATATATTTCGATCCATTCAACTACAGTAATACACATCTCCATGTGGCTAACGTATCATTTACGAATAGTGGTGCTGCTGGTTCTCAAAATCGCATGTTTATTACGGATACATTTATTCGTGGACAAACGAATGGATACACCGCAAAGATATCCTCATTTAAATCTGTTCAAGCAGATACTTTGAATCTATTCGCTGACAGTATGACGCCAAGTAATACTTCTCTTACAGCTTATGCTAAAATGGCAACATCTACAAGTGCAAGAGATGCATCATATTTGAAAATAAATATTAATAGAGATACTGAATTTACTGCGCCAAGATTTGTATTCTCTCGATCATTAGAATCAAATACTTCCGCAACTTCTTCTACATTGGCTACAAATCGTTCCGCTGAATTTAAATTTGATTTGACTTCAAATAACATTTTTGCAAGTCCAGTATTAGATCTCCGTCGTACTTCTTTGGTTACTATCGAAAATCTTATTAATTCGAATGCCGCAATTGGATCATCAGAAGACAATGTGAAATCAGGTGGATTGGCTAAAGCTCGCTACATTACTCGTCGCGTTACATTAGCCGATGGACAAGATGCAGAAGATTTGAAAGTTTATGTAAGTGCATATCGTCCATCTTCTTCGGAAGTAGGCGTTTATTATAAAATCTTGAATCGTGAAGATAGTGATACATTTGATGATGCTAAATGGGTACCAATGGTGCAGAATACTGCGACTGGATTTACGTCTAGCGCAGCATTCTCTTCAAGTGAAGATACAACCGACTATATTGAATTGGCGTTTGATCCTCCCACCTATAATAACACAAGCACATCGGGTGCAAATAACAGCAACTCAGGCATAGTGGAATATAGAAATTCATCTAAAGCTAGATTCGTTGGATTTAAGTATTTCGCCATAAAGATTGTATTGACCAAAACTACAACAACTCGGCCACCAAAAATTCGTGATCTTAGAGCTCTTGCGCTACAAAGGTAAAAAATATGAAATATGTTAAAGTAAAAGAATCCCCTGATCTCGCAAGAGGAGAAAATGGCGCAATTTTAAACATTAATAATGTTGAATTGGATGCATATAGAAAGCGCAAAAGTCAACAAAAAGAAATACAAAAGAGTATAGACGATATAAATAGTCTGAAAAATGAAATGTATGAAATAAAAACGACTTTGAATGCAATTTTAGGGGTAATAAATGGCAAAACTAGCTAACGTAGTTCTTTCAAATACGTTTGATACTTGGAGAGTTCGCACTAACGATATTTTAGATCGTCTGAATGCGTTTGCTATTAATAAATCACTTTTACACGCCAATACAGTTATTGCCAATAATGTTTTGAAAGCTTCTGGGAATACAGTATTAGGTGCTGCTGGTAAGAAAACAATTGTAAATGCTACCTCAGTAGCAAACGGTTATTTGACAGTGACCAATAGATTTGATGTGTCAGGAAATACCAATCTAGGTGCTGCTGGCAAGAGAACAATTATAACAGGATTATTATCAGCTAATGGTAGAGCCACTATAGGCACTAATTTAGCAATTTCTGGTAATACTTCAATAGGTGATAGATTAGCAGTTAGTGGTAATATGACCTTTTTTGCAAATATTACTGGTGGAGGTGTTTCAGTTTCTACTCTTGATGCTTTCACCATTGATGGGGGAACTTATTAAATCATAGGTTATTTTGTCATGAAACTTGATAATAAATTTTTTCATTATGAAGTTGGAGATAAGAAATTTCATAATAATATCAGCGCGTTTCAATTTCTTACAGAATTAAGAAGAAAAACTCACTCGACTGATGCTAAAGTCAAATTTGTATTAGATTTTGACTTTATGAAAAATCCAAAAAAATACAACTGGCAAACAGAACCAAAAGAGTCTTTTTCATATTACATGGAAAAGACTGCTATGATGTTATATGAAAAACATAAAAATATTATGTTGGGATATAGTGGAGGAACAGATAGTCACCCCATAGCAAAAACTTTTGCCAAATTAGGTATTCCAATACATTTATTTTTTTGGGATTTGTACCCTAACGGGATGCTGCCTCCAACGAATATAAGAAAAAAAGAATGGGATTATATTTTAAAACCAAATCTTATAGAATGGTTAAAAGTAAATGATAAAAACAAAATAATGTCGATTAATGAAGTTTCTTTTAGAGGAATAGATTACAATTTGGAACATTTTTTTTCTGATAATCAGTTTGTTGGCAATTATGATTTAGTTACTTCATGCGGATCTTGGAATTTCCCTTCCTCTAAAATATTAGCAAATGGAAACAAAAACAAATATAATGAAATCGAATGTTCTATATCAGGCTATGAAAAACCTTGGATAGTTTTACATGATGGTTGGTGGTGTCATACAATAAGTGATAGAGTTGTGGCGCAGTCTCCCCTGACGTCACCGTTTTCTTCTGCTTTTAACGACAATTATTATTGGTTTTATATAAATGATTTGGTTCCAGAACTACACATAAAAATTACTTGGAATAGAATAAAAGTAATAGAAGAAATAATTGTTAGAGATAATTTGCCTTTAACTAATCAACAAATCAGTGAAATGCAAATATCTACTTCAAAATATTACAAAGAAATAAATGATAAAACGAATTATATATCATTAGTAGAATCTATATCTTTACCAGGGTATAAAGCACACGAAAATAATAAATTTTCTATGGGTCCAGGAAGAATGATTGCAAGATTTTGTGATTTTAGAAACCCCTTTGATGAATTAACTAATAACATTTGTAAGAAAGAAAAATTTATTGTTAATGATTTTTGGAATAATGTTGTTAGGAAAACAATCGATGAATCTATATTTTCAAATCAAAAACATTTACCCACTTTATCTACCAATTCAATTCCAGTAAAAAAAGCTTATAAATAGAAAAAATAATAAAGTGAGAACTGGCGAATGGCTGTAAGAATAAAAATAAAAAGAAGTACAACATCTGGAGCTACACCAGCAAGTCTTAATCATGGAGAATTAGCAATCAACGAAGCTAACGGAAAATTATTCGTTGGTAAAAGTGATAATAGTGTTCGTGCAATCACAACTTTAGGCCTAACTGGCCCCACAGGCCCTACTGGTCCTACTGGTGCTGGTGCTACAGGACCAACAGGACCAACAGGACCAACAGGGCCTCAGGGGCCACAAGGTTCAGCTGGCCCCACTGGTGCTACTGGCTCCATTGGAGTTACAGGAGCATCAGGGGCAACAGGATCTCTAGGGTCACAAGGGCCACCAGGACCAACAGGATCACCAGGGCCTCAGGGGCCGTCCCCGCCCAAGTGTTTTACTGCTAATACTCTTGTTCTTATGGTAAATGGTGAATATAAAACAATTTCTGAAATTGAAATTGGGGATGTTGTTATGGGTAGAACTTCGGAAAATGTTGTTCTAGGATTAGACAGACCGTTACTTGGCAATCGTGATATGATGAATATCAATGATGAATTTATGACAACTCCAGATCACTTGATTCTAACTGAAAATGGTTGGGGAGCTGTTTCTAAGAATGATTATGTAAATAATGATTATGGTGTAGTAAGTGAAATTATCACAGAAACAGGTAAAATTTTAATGAAAGACGTAGGTGTTCATCCAGATAAAGTCAATCAAATTGAAATTGGAACAAATCTAGCACACGGAACTCGCAGCTATAGAACAGTTAGAACGATAACTAAAGTAAATATGAATGCGAATACTCAACTATATAATTTAGTGTTGTCTGGTGATGGAACTATGATAGTTGCAAGTGGTTATGTTGTTTCAGGTTGGGCAGAAATTGAATAATTATAAACTTGTTGCATGATGATGGAGGATATAATATGTTAGCTGATTGGCAATTGTGGAGTGATGATAGTAATGTTCTTTCGCCAGAAACTTGTAATGATATTATTGAAGAAGGTATGAAATTTCCTGGTATAGCCGCTAAAGCTGGCGGTCAAGTGAATGAAAAAATTCGTAATTCTGAAGTTCGTTGGTTAGAAAAAGAGAAATTTGGAGAATTATTTGATTTCATAGAAAGAAGAACACATACTGCTAATCGTGATGTTTATGGTTTTGATTTATCATATTTACCTGATTTGCAATTTACTACATATCATGAAACATTTGGGCGAGGCGGACACTATGATTGGCATCAAGACGTATTTTGGAAAGGAGATCCTACTCCAAAAACAACACATAGAAAATTAAGCATTATAATACAATTATCTAATCCATCTACATATGAGGGTGGGGATTTAGAATTAGACGTTTATGAACCGCCCAATAGATGGGAGATTAGAAAACAAGGAATGATGATTGTTTTTCCAAGTTTCCATTATCATAAAATAACTCCAGTGACAAAAGGAACGAGACATAGTTTGGTTGGTTGGTACGAAGGACCCAAATGGAGATAAATTATAAATGGCTGTAACTATTAAAGTGAAAAGAAGTTCAACAACTGGTGCCACTCCAAGTTCTCTAACTTTTAGAGAAATTGCAGTAAACACGACTGATGGATTATTATTTGTTGGCCACACTGATAATACTGTGAAAGATCTTAGAGGGCCAACTGGAGCTACTGGTCCTACTGGTCCATCAGGCCCTGCCTCAGCAGGCGCTACAGGCTCTACTGGCCCCACGGGCCCAACAGGACCTACAGGAGTTTCTGGACCCACAGGCCCAGGTGGTGCTACAGGCTCAACAGGACCAAGGGGCGCTTCAGGAGCAACAGGAGCCCTAGGACCACCAGGAGGCCCAGGACCACCAGGAGGCCCAGGACCACCAAATTTGATTTGTATGGCACCAGGTTCTGAAGAATATATCAACAACAGCGCCGTCGATGATTATGCGGCTTATTTCAACGATCTGGCGATTCGGAGTCTCTATAATGGCAGTTAGAATCCAAATAAAAGGTAGTTCCACAGCTGCGAGTGTTCCATCATCATTAGAATCTGGTGAAATTGCTATCAATACAACGGATCGTAAAATTTATTTTAGAAACACATCAGCTGTTGTTACTGAAATAAGCGCAAATACAGGTCCAACAGGCCCTACTGGACCAACAGGCCCTACTGGGCCAACGGGTGCTACAGGCTCTACTGGTCCTACGGGTCCAACAGGACCTACAGGAGCTTCTGGACCCACAGGCCCAACTGGTGCTACAGGAGCAACAGGAACTCAAGGAGCATCAGGAGCAACAGGACCAACAGGAGCAACAGGAACATCAGGACCAGCAGGGCCAGATGGACCACCAAATTTGATTTGTATGGCACCAGGTTCTGAAGAATATATCAATTCGGAGTCTCTATAATGGCATTTTTAGAAAACTCAAAAGTTCTTTTGAACAATAATCAATATATTGATATTAAAGATTTGTTTAGGAACATGGAAGTGATAGGAGCTAAGGGTGAAATAAACACAGTTCTTGGCAGAGCTAGGAGATTATTAAAAAGTAAAACAAGAAATTTTATTAAAATTAATAATAAACTCACAATAACCACTGAAAGAGTTTTAGTGGGCCCTCAGGGATTATATGTTGGAAATACAACACATTTCGCTTTGTGTAACACACCAAGACCCAATTTAAACGAAGATGGTGAAACTTGGTTAATGGAGGATTTTGTAGAAGTGTTTCTTTCCAACAATCTTTCTTTAGAGGAAGGTAGAGGTAAATCTATATATGCTAATAATGAACGTTGGCTAGAAAAACCTTATTTGTCAAATTTAATTACACAATTAGAATTAGGCACTGTGTTGTATGGTGAAAATGAAGAATTGATTACAGTAAATAAAATTGAAGAATTAAATGTTGATCCAGATGCAGTAATTTATATTCCGATCACTAATGGTAGCACATCATACATTGTAGATGGATTTGCTGTATGTGGATGGTTGAGAGAAGATTGTTTCGACTATAATATTTGGAATAAAATAAAAGACATAGACTATAATCACGTTGCGTTGAGCAACACTGCTAATGGTGGTGTTATCATTATTGATAGTTCCTTAGAAACTGAGAGATTATTCTAATAATAAATAGCTTCAGATAGTTACTTTGAGGCTAAAATGGCAACAATAGATACAAGACAAAAGTTAAAAGATTATTGTTTGCGTCGTTTGGGATACCCCGCAATAGATATCAATGTTGATGATGAACAAATTGAGGATCGCATTGACGATGCTTTACAGAAATATCGCGATTTCCATTTTGATGGCACTGAAAGAGTGTATTTTAAACATCAACTCACTTCAGCAGATATAACAAATGAATATATCACAACTTCAGAAAATTTGATTGGAATAACACGAATATTCCGCATTGCTTCTGCTCCAAATGTGTCAAATCTATTTAATATTCGTTATCAGATTCATTTAAATGATTTATTTGATTATAGTGCGGCAACATATGTTCCATATGTCATGGCAATGCGTCATATTGAATCATTGGAAGAAATATTCGTAGGTGATAAACCAATTAGATTCAATAAACATCAAGATAAATTGTTTATTGATATGCAATGGAGTCAAGATGTTTCAGCGGGAGATTATTTGATTATCGATGGTTATAGGACGATTGATCCAGAAACAAATACAGATGTTTATGATGATGGATGGTTAAAAAAATACACAACACTTTTGATCAAAAGACAATGGGGCGATAATCTAAAGAAATTTGAGGGCATGCAACTTCCAGGCGGCATTACTTTTAACGGACAAAAGATATGGGACGAAGCTGAGGCAGAAATAATAAAAATGGAAGATGAGCTTATCAATTCTTATTCTCTTCCTGTTATGGATATGACAAACTAGATGACAACAAACAAATATTTTCGTTATTATGCATATGGTCGTGAACAAGATACTGCTGAAGATTTGATAATCGAGAGCATAAAGCAATATGGTCTTGACGTAAAATATTTGCCCAGAACTATAGTAAATCAAGATTTTTTGCTAAATGAAGATAAACTAGGAAAATATACATTAGCGGCTGATTTAGAAGTATATGTAAAAAATATACAAGCATTCGATGGTGAGGGTGATTTTCTAAGTAAATTTAATTTAGAAGTTCGAGATCAAATAACATTTACGGTGGCTCGTAAACGCTGGTCTCAAATCGCGACTGAAAAATTAATCGACGAAGTTGGATACAACTATCAATTAGAATCCGCAAATACTAATGCTTATTCTATCACACACTCTGTTTTATTAGAATCAGGTACCGCAAACGGATATAGTATTACATCATCGCGTCCATTAGAGGGTGATGTTATATTTTTTCCATTAAACGATAAGATGTATGAAGTCAAGTTTGTGGAACATGAAAATATATTTTATCAACACGGTAAACTATACACATATGATTTAATTTGTGAATTGTTTGATCGTGATTCTAAGTTTAGCACTGGTAACACTACAATTGATACTACAGCAAGTGCATTTTCATTGGATATTTTGGCCTATCAATTCTTGGATGAAAATGGCACAGACAATTTGTTGAATGAAGATGGTGGATTCTTACTGCAAGAATTCCGTTTGGAAGCTACTGCCAAAGAAGCAAATAACGAAATCTTTACATCTCTATCTGAAGATTATATTGATTGGAGTGAGAGAAGCCCATTTAGTGAGATAGACAGATGGTAAATGATTTCTTTGTTTTCTGTTGGACTAATTGTGACAAAAGTAATAGATTTGCCATAAACAGATGGCATTTCAATTACTCTAAGGAAAAGAAATAATGGCTATTTTTGGTTCACAGTTCTATCATCAAATTTTAAGAAGATATATTGTCACATTTGGTAATATGTTTAACGATATGGTTGTGCAGAGATTAAGTGCAAGCAACACAACTATAGAAACTATTGGTGTTCCTATTTCATATTCACCAAAAGAAAAGTTTCTATCTCGTCTCTCTGCTGATCCAAATCTAACTCGTGCAATTGCAGTTCAGTTGCCAGCAATCTCATTTGAAATAACATCTATGCAATATGACGGAACAAGAAGATTGTCTAGCGTGAATAGAAATATTAGTGT